ATGTCAGACGCAAGCGGGATGGCGGTGGAGGTCTCGACCTCGATGCCGCACGTGCGGAGGTCGAAAGCCGCCTCGATCGCTTGCGCGGATGCTTCGGTCAGGAGTGAGTTCCTGGACGGGCTGTCGGAAAATGCCTTGGGTGCATTGCCGTGGCTCTTCGACTTCTGGGCCATGCCGCACCAGTTGCCGCCGGACGGGAAGTGGCGGTCCTGGGTGGTCCTGGGCGGGCGCGGCGCGGGAAAGACCCGCGCCGGAGCCGAATGGGTTCGCGCACAGGTCGAGGGGGCACGCCCCCTCGATCCGGGCAAGTGCCGGAGGGTCGCGCTGCTGGGCGAGACCTACGACCAGGCGGCGCGGGTGATGGTGCACGGGGAGAGCGGGCTCTTGGCCTGCTCTCCTCCGGACCGGCGACCGGTCTGGAAAGCGACGACCCGGACGCTGGTCTGGCCCAACGGGGCCGAGGCGCAGGTCTTCAGCGCGTCGGATCCGGAGGCGCTGCGTGGGCCGCAATTCGATGCGGCCTGGGCGGATGAGTTGGCCAAGTGGAAGACTCCCGGGGCGGCCTGGGACATGTTGCAATTTGCGCTGCGGACCGGAGACGATCCCCGCGCCGTGGTGACGACGACGCCCCGGGCCGAGCCCGAGGTCAAGGCGCTGCTGGCGCGGAACTCGACCGTCGTCACGCACGCGCCGACGGAAGCGAACCGGGCGAACCTCGCCGTGTCGTTCCTGGAGGAAGTCCGGGAGCGCTATGCCGGAACACGGCTGGGCCGGCAGGAGCTGGATGGCGTGATGCTGGAGGACGTGGAGGGCGCGCTCTGGACGTCCGCGCAACTGGAAGCATGCCGGGGCGAGGCGCCGGGCCGGTTCGACCGGGTGGTGATCGGGTTGGATCCGGCCGTGAGCGCAGGCGCGGCATCGGACGAGACCGGCATCGTCGTCGTCGGCGTCCGGGGGATGGAGGCCTGGGTTCTGGCCGACCGTTCGGTGGGCGCAGCGACACCGGTGCAGTGGGCTGAAGCGGTCGCGCGCGCCGTGGACGATTTCGACGCCGACCGCGTGGTCGCCGAGGCCAACCAGGGCGGCGACATGATCGAGGCGGTGCTGCGGCAGGTGGCGCCCACCGTGCCCTACCGGAAGGTCAGCGCGCGCCACGCCAAGGGCGCGCGGGCCGAGCCGGTCGCCGCGCTCTACGAGCAGGGACGGGTGCGGCACGGCCGGGGGCTGGATCTGCTGGAAGACCAGATGTGCGCCATGAGTGTGCGGGGCTGGCGCGGCCGGGGCAGCCCCGACCGGGTCGATGCGCTGGTCTGGGCGCTTTGGGCCGCGGTGATCGAACCGGCCGGTCGGGCCGGGCCGGCGATCCGGCAGCTGTGACACGGGGCTCTTCGGGGCCCTTTTCATTCGGGACGAAAGGAACGGGCATGTTCGGATTTGGCAGGAAGGCCGAGGCGCCGGTCGAGGCGAAGGCCAGCGCGGCCGGTCGCGTCGCGGCCTGGGGCGCGGTCGGGCGCAATGTTTGGTCGCCGCGTGACGGGGCGTCGCTGGTCAAGAACGGCTATGGCGGCAATCCTGTCGGCTTTCGTTGCGTCCGGTTGATCGCCGAGGCGGCTGCCGCGGTCCCGCTGGCCGTCCATGGGCCGGACGGGCGGTTGGCGGTGCATCCGCTGTTGGACCTGATCGCCCGCCCGAATGCGGCGCAGGGCGGCGCGGCGTTCCGCGAAGCGCTTTATGGCCAATTGCTTCTGACCGGAGATGCCTATGTCGAAGGCGTCGGCGTGGGGCTGCCGGCCGAGTTGCACGTGCTGCGATCGGACCGGATGAGCGTCGTACCCGGCGCGGACGGTTGGCCGGTCGCTTACGATTACAGCGTCGGCGGGCGGAAGCACCGGTTCCATGTGGGCGAGATCAGCCCGGTCTGCCATGTCCGGGCCTTCCATCCGACGGACGACCATTACGGGATGTCTCCGCTGGCTGCGGCCGCAGGGGCTGTGGACGTACACAACGCCGCCTCGCGCTGGTCAAAGGCCCTGCTGGACAACGCGGCGCGGCCTTCGGGGGCAGTGATCAATACCGGCGAGGCTTTGTCGAACGAACAGTTCGATCGCCTGTCGGTAGAGCTGGAACAGCACCATCAGGGCGCACGAAATGCGGGTCGTCCGATGCTGCTGGATGGCGGACTGGACTGGAAGCCGATGGGGTTTAGCCCCTCCGACATGGAGTTCCAGAAGACCAAGGAAGCCGCCGCGCGCGAGATCGCCATGGCCTTCGGCGTGCCGCCGATGATGCTGGGCGTACCCGGAGACGCGACCTATGCGAACTACGCCGAGGCGAACCGCGCCTTCTATCGCCTGACGGTGCTGCCGCTCGTCGGCCGGGTCTGCGAAGCGCTGGCGGGCTGGCTGTCGGTCCATGGCGGAGAGGCGGTGAGCCTCGCGGCGGACAAGGACGGCATTCCCGCGCTCCAGGCGGAACGGGACGGCGAATGGCGCCGGGTCGCCGAGGCCACTTTCCTGACGGATGCGGAAAAGCGGTCGATGCTGGGGCTGCCGCCCCTGGCCGAATGAGCGGGGCCGCAAAGGTCGGCGGGTCGAGGTTCCTCTACGCGCCGTTCCAGGACACCGAGGCCGCCTTTGTCCGGCTGGAGGCGCGGATCGCTGGCGTCGAGGCCTGCATCCGCAACCTCGAGACCGAGAAGGCGGTCAACGAGGAGAAGCAGCTCCGCCTGGAGGGCCGGTTCAACGGAATCGACAAGCGGCTGGACCGGATCGACGGGCTGATCTCGCGGCTGGTCTGGCTGGTCGTCGCGGGGATCGTCGGCGGGTTCATGTCTTCGATGCTGCGGGGAGAGTTGTTCGGTGGCTAGGACGGGCTGGATCACACGCGCCTCGGTGACGGTGGCGTTCAGCATGGCATTGACGCCTGCGGTCTTTGCGCTGGGGCCGAAAGTGGAGCGCGCCTTCTTTCCTGTGGTCGAGGGCGCCGAGCTTCTCGCCCCGGAACGTCTGGGACCGGATTACCGGTTCCGGCTCAGGTTCCGGAAGCTGCGGCAGTGCGAGTTCCTCGGCCTGTCCTGGTTCGATGGTGAACGCAGGCTGACGCTGGAACCGGAGCGTGTCGACCGGAGCCTGCCCGATGGCCGGACCCTGCCGACGGGGGACCGCCAGGTCGGGCCCTTTCGGGTCCGCGAGCGGGACGGCCTGACGGGGACCCGGGCCTTCACGCTGCACCGGTGTCACCCGCTCTGGGTGACGATCACGGATTTCTGGAGGGGCTGACGCGCGCGTCACCCGAGCAAGGAGCCTAACATGGGATTGCTACACAAGTTCGCAACCGCCGAAGGGCGGGTGCGGCTGGAGGACGGCTGCGTCATCGCCGGCTACGCCTCGTGGTTCGGCGTCGAGGACACGGGCCGCGACATCGTCGAGCCGGGTGCCTATTGCGACAGTCTCGCGCGGCTGTCGGCCGAGGGACGGCGGGTCAAGATGCTTTGGCAGCACGATCCAGCCCAAGTCATCGGCGTCTGGGACGAGGTCCGCGAGGATGCCCGCGGCCTGTTCGTGAAGGGCCGTCTGCTGACCAGCGTGCCGCGCGGCATGGAAGCCGCTTCGCTGGTCGAAGCGGGCGCCATGGACGGGTTGTCGATCGGCTACACGATCAAACGCGCGACGCGCGACGAACAGGGGCGCAGGCGCCTCAAGGAGCTGGAGCTTTGGGAAGTGTCGCTGGTGACGTTCCCGATGCTGCCCAGCGCGCGGGTAGGGGCCAAGGCCGACCGCTCGCGCGAATTGGCGGGGGTGCTTCGCGCCGCCGCCCGTGAACTGGCGGGTCAGTGACGCGCCCCCACCCAAGACGGAGATCGGCATGACCGACGACGGCATCGGCGAAGTCGCCGAGGCGCTGACGGGGCTCGTCAGCGAGATGAAGGGCTTCCGAGAGAAGATCGAGGACCGGATGAGCAAACATGAGGAGCGCACGCGCATGACCCAGACCCTGAGCCGCACCCCGCTGCAGGCGAACGAAATCGACGCCCCCCACCAGAAGGCGATGGATGCCTATCTGCGTTCGGGCGACGATGATGGCCTTCGCGGGCTGAGCCTCGAAGGCAAGTCCATGAACACGGCAGTCTCTGCCGAAGGCGGCTATCTCGTCGACCCCCAGACCTCGGAGACCGTTCAGTCGGTTCTCATGTCCACGGCCTCGATCCGCTCGGTGGCGAAGGTCGTGAATGTCGAGGCGACCTCCTACGACGTGCTGGTCGATCGCGGCGATCTTGAATCCGGCTGGGCGTCGGAGACGGGAACCATCGCCGAGACGGACACGTCGCAATTCGACCGCATCTCCATTCCGCTGCACGAGCTGTCGGCCCTGCCCAAGGCGTCGCAGCGGCTGCTGGACGACGCGGCCTTCGACGTCGAAACCTGGCTTGCAGAGCGTATCGCGGACAAGTTCGCCCGCGCCGAAGCCAAGGCTTTCGTCAACGGTGATGGAGCGGACAAGCCTCGGGGCTTCCTGACCTATCCCGCCGTCGCGGAATCGAGCTGGGGCTGGGGCAATCTGGGCTATGTCGCCACCGGTGCGCCGGACGACTTCGACGCGAACGATCCGGCGGATGCGATCGTCGATCTGGTCTACTCGCTGGGCGCTCGCTACCGCGCCAACGCCTCGTTCGTGATGAACTCGAAGACGGCCGGGGCCGTCCGCAAGATGAAGGATGCCGATGGCCGCTTCCTGTGGTCGGACAGCCTGGCCGCCGGTCAGCCGGCGCAGCTGATGGGCTATCCGGTCCTGATCTCGGAGGACATGCCCGACATCGGTGCCGACGCCCTTGCGATCGCCTTCGGCGATTTCGGTGCCGGCTATACCATCGCCGAGCGCCCCGACCTGCGGGTCCTTCGCGATCCCTTCAGCGCCAAGCCGCACGTCCTGTTCTACGCGACGAAGCGCGTGGGCGGCGACGTGACCGACTTCGCGGCGATCAAGCTGCTGAAGTTCGCGAACGCCTGATCGTGATCCCCCGGTGCGGTCGGTCCGCGCCGGGGACGACGGGGCCGGACGTCTTCCGGCTGGGATCCGCAGGGGCGGCGTCCCGGTCTCGTCACTTCTTTTCGCACTCATGGATGGAGGGCGCGGCATGGTGCTGACGCTGAAAGATCGCGACGGGATCGCGGAGGAAGTACTGCCCGTCGGTGCATTCGCGCAGGTGATGCGCCTGCCGACCGGCTGGGAGACGGTTCCGGGCCGTGTCGCCCACATGGCGAACCGGCTGAGGGCGGCAATCGACCGCGTCGAGCAACATGTCGGCCGGATCACACTGTCGCGCGTCTTCGAGATCGAGGGAACGGCCCTGGGCGGGCGTCATCTGACCCTGCCGCGCGGCAGGCTTGCCGAGATTCTTTCGGTGCAAGTCGATGGCGCGCCCCCCGCAGGGGGGGCTCCGCAGATCCAGAACGACATTCACGCACCGGCGATCGTGCTTAAGCGGCCCGTCGTGGCCGGAGCGCGCATCACCGGCGAAGTCCGGCTGGGTCATGACCGTTGGGAAGACGTGCCCGGAGGCCTGCGGGAGGCCGTGATGCTGACCGCGGAGACGCTGGAGGAAGGCGAGGGGCCGATCCTGACGGGTGCGGCCGAAGTCATGATGGCACCCTATCGGCCGATCCGCCTGCGAGGATGGAAGTGATGCGGCGGACCTTTACGCGGCATCTGAACCGGCTTGTGCCGGAGCGGGTCTCTGACGGGGCTGGCGGGTTCGAGCGGATATGGACCGAACGGGGCAGCCTCTGGGGCGATGTCCAGGCGCGGACCGGCACGCTGCGGGTCACGGAACTGGGCGAAGAGCCGCGTCTGAAGGTGAAGATTACCGCGCACGCCCTGCCGCAGGATCACGAGGGGCGCCCCTGGCAGGGCGACCGTCTGGTCGATGGCCTGCGGGCTTACGAGGTCGAAGCGGTTCACGAGGATGACCGTCGGGGCCGCTGGCTCACGATCTACGCCCGCGAAGTCACGGAGGGCTCCCGGCCATGACATACGCCGTTTCGGCCGCGCTTCAGGCGGCCATCTACGAGGCGCTCGCAACAGATCCCGTCCTGGACGGAATGACCGGTGGCGCAATCCATGATGCAGAGCCCGAGGGCGCGGGCGACCTGTATGTCGCGCTTGGCCCCGAGGACGTCCGGCAACATGGCGATGCGACCGGCTTGGGCGCCGTGCATCGTTTGCGGATCGGTGTCGTAACCACCCGTGACGGTTTCGCCGCTGCCAAGGAGGTGGCCGGCCAGGTCAGCACGATCTTGGAGCGGCCGGGGCTGATCCTCGGGGCGGGGCGGCTGGTCAGCCTGACTTTTCAATCCGCTCGCGCCAGGCGCGACCGGAGCGCGGGCACGCGGCGCATCGACATGGTGTTCCGCGCCCGAACCGAAATCTGACGAGGAGTGACGGATATGGGTGTCCAGAGCGGGCGAGACCTTCTGCTGAAGGTCGATATCGACGGCAACGCCGTCTTCGAAACCTTTGCCGGTCTGCGGGCGACGCGGCTGGCCTTCAACAGCGGCATGGTCGACGTGACCACGTTGGACAGCGCTGGCGGCTGGCGGGAATTGCTCCACGGCGGTGGGGTCAAGTCGGCCGCTATCAGCGGATCCGGCGTCTTTCGCGACGCGGCGACCGATGCGCGGGCGCGGCAGCTATTCTTCGACGGAGAGGTCGTCACTTGGCAGGTTATCGTCCCCGACTTCGGTACAATCGAGGGTCGGTTCCAGATTACCGCCTTGGAGTTTGCCAGTTCTCACGATGGCGAGGCGACTTATGAAATCAGTCTCGCATCGGCCGGGGCCCTGACGTTCTCGCCGCTGTGAGCGTCGCGAACCCGTGGTCCGGCCAGGTTGCGCTGACCCTCGACGGCGACAGGCACGTCCTCAGGCTGACTCTCGGGGCCAACCTCGAAAACGAGGGGCTGGTCGATCTGGTCAGCCGCTTCGAACGCGGGCGGTTCGGGACCCGCGATGTCATCTCCGTTCTTCTCGCGGGTTTGCGTGGGGGTGGTTGGAGCGGGTCTGCCGAGACACTTCTGAATGGGGAGCTTGAAGGCGGTCCCGTGGAGGCAACGCGCGTCGCGGCCGAGTTGCTCGGTCGGGCCTTCGCGCTGCCCGGTGCCAGCGCATGACCGGCGGGTTGGACTGGCCCGCGCTGATGCGAGCCGGGATCCGCGGCATCGGGCTCAGGCCGGCGGATTTCTGGGAGATGACACCTGCCGAACTGGCGTTCGTCCTCGGCATCGAGGGCGGGCGCCTTCCGATGGACCGTGCCGCGCTCGAGTCGCTGGCCGCGAAGTACCCTGACCAGAAACCAGGAGAGACCGATGGATGAGCTTGAAGGCCTCGAAGACCGTTTGGAGGCGATGGAAGCGCAGATCGGAGGCGCCGAGGCCGTCGTGTCCCGGTTCACGGCCGAACTTGGAACCTTGCAAGGCGCCTTGACCTACACGAACCGCGAGGTGGCGGGACTTAGCCGCTCGTTCGGGGGCGGATTGCGGCGCGCCTTCGATGGCCTGGTCTTCGACGGCCTGAAGGCAAGTCAAGCGTTCGAGCTACTGGCGCGGTCCATGGTCAATGCCGCCTACAACACCGCGATGCGACCGGTCCAGAACGCTCTCGGAGGCGCGCTTGCCGCCGGTGTCAATGGGGTTTTCGCGAATGGCGGCGCCTTCACCCAAGGCCGCGTCACGCCCTTTGCGAAGGGTGGGGTCGTCGCCGGCGCGACGACCTTTCCGATGCGGAATGGAACCGGCCTCATGGGCGAGGCAGGGCCGGAAGCCATCATGCCGCTTACACGCGGACCCGATGGCAAGCTGGGTGTCCAGGCGTCGGGGGGCGGAGGTGCGGTCAACGTGGTCATGAACATCTCGACGCCGGACGCAGGCAGCTTCCGTCGTTCCAAGAGCCAGATCGCCGCCGAGATGGGTCGCGCCCTCTCGCGCGGTGCGCGCAACCGTTGAGGGATCGTAAATGTCGACTTCTTTCCACGAGATACGTTTTCCGGCGCGCTTATCCTTTGGATCCGTCGGCGGACCGGAGCGGCTGACCGAGGTCGTCACGCTTGCGAACGGCCATGAAGAGCGAAACACGCCGTGGGAGCATTCCCGCCGCAGATACGATGCGGCGGTCGGCGTGCGATCCCTAGATGACATTGAGGATCTCGTCGCCTTCTTCGAGGCGCGTCGTGGGCGCCTGCACGGATTTCGATGGAAGGACTGGAGCGACTACCTGAGTTGCAAGCCTTCGGTCGAGCCCGACTTCAACGATCAGAAGATCGGAGAAGGGGACGGCAATCGCACCGTCTTTCAGCTTTGCAAGACCTATCGTTCCGGAGAGCAATCCTATTGCCGGCCGATCTCCAAGCCTGTTGTCGGCACCGTCCGTATCGGACTCGCGGATGACGCTCAGATCGAAGGGGTCGACTATGACGTCGACTACACCACCGGAGTTGTGACCTTCGCCACGCCGCCGGGGGAAGGCGCAGAGGTAACCGCTGGGTACGAATACGACGTTCCGGTCCGGTTCGACACGGACGCGATCCGAACCTCGGTCGCCAGCTTCCAGGCAGGCGAAGTGCCGGACGTCCCCGTCGTGGAGTTGCGGCCATGACCGAGCTGCAGAAGCGGATGGCGGGGGGCGCGTCTTCGACCTGCCGTGCATGGGTCATTCACCGTCGAGACGGCCTCACACTGGGGTTCACCGACCACGATGGCGACCTGATGGTGGACGGTGTCCAGTGTAGCGCCACTTCGGGGCTCACTGCCGGGGCTTTGCAATTCGGCACCGGCCTCGCGGTCGACAATGCCGAAGTGGTCGGTGCCCTGTCGGATGATGCACTGACCACCGATGACATTCGTGCCGGGCGCTGGGATGGGGCAGAGGTCGTGGCGTATCTCGTCGATTGGCGTGAGCCGGACGTCTTCGAGATCCTGTTCCGTGGATCGCTGGGTGAGATCACCGAGGGTGGCGGACAATTCTCGGCCGAACTGCGAGGGATTTCGGAAGCGCTCAATACGGTTCGTGGACGGGTCTACCATTCCCGCTGCGATGCCGCGCTTGGCGATGCGCGTTGCGCGGTTGATCTGGACGCGCCCGGCCGGTCGCTGGTCGCCGAGATCATCGAGGTCACCGAAGGTGGCCGGGTGCTTTGGTTGAACGACGGATCGGGCTTTGAGGATTATTGGTTCGAGAGGGGGCGCGTGCGTATGCTGAGTGGCGCTGCTGTCGATCTTGTCGAACTCGTCAAGTTCGACAAGGCGGAAAGAGGCGGCCGCCGGATCGAGCTTTGGTCCAGCATAGGCGCGTCCATTGCGGTCGGCGACCAGGTGCGGATCGAGACGGGCTGCGACAAGTCGATGTCGACGTGTCGTGACAAGTTCGAGAACTTGCTGAACTTTCGCGGCTTTCCGCACATTCCTGGGGACAACTGGACGCTTGCTTTGCCTGCGACAGGTGCGGGCAGATGAGCCGTTTCGTGGACGCCGCTCGCCGCTGGATCGGGACCCCTTATGTCCATGGCGCATCGACATGCGGGGGTGGAACGGACTGTCTGGGTCTGATCCGTGGCGTTTGGCGGGAATGCCTCGGCTATGAGCCCGAGGACATTCCAGCCTACACCGCCGATTGGTTGGAGCCACAGCGCGATGACGCCCTGCTGGCCGCCGCCAGCCGGATCATGGTCCAGATCCCTGTCGATCGCGAGATGGTGCCTGGCCAGGTGCTTCTGTTCCGGATGCGGGCTGGTGCAGTTGCCAAGCACCTCGCGATCCTGAGCGCGGTCCAGCCGGTCCCTAAGATCATCCATGCATATAGTGGTCGAAGCGTCGTCGAGACATCGCTCTCCGCGCCTTGGGCGCGTCGCGTGGCCGCGCGCTTCGATTTCCCGACGGAGGACTGATTGATATGGCGACGCTTGTTCTGGGCGCGCTCGGCGCGACGATAGGTGGAAGCATCGGCGGTTCGGTCCTCGGATTGAGCGGTGCCGTGATCGGGCGTGCGATCGGCGCGACCGTCGGACGCGCAATCGACCAGCGGGTTCTTGGCGGTGGAGCAGAAGTCGTTGAGACGGGGCGGATCGACCGTTTTCGCCTGAGTACGGCGTCGGAAGGCAATCCCATCCCGCGGATTGTCGGTCGGATGAGGGTTGCAGGTCAGGTCATCTGGTCCACGCCCTTCGAGGAGACCGTAAACACGTCCGGCGGTGGTGGAGGAAAGGGCGGACCCTCCCAGCCCCAGGTCAAGGAATACAGTTACTCCGTCAGTCTCGCGATCGCACTCTGCGAAGGCGAGATCCTTCGTATAGGTCGGGTCTGGGCTGATGGCCGAGAGCTTGCGCTCGATGAGGTGCCCTTTCGGCTATACCGGGGCAGCGAAGATCAATTGCCGGATGCTCTGATCGAGGCTGTGGAGGGAGAGCGCAACGCGCCGGCATATCGCGGCGTCGCCTATGTCGTCATCGAGGATCTTCAGCTTGGGCCGTTCGGGAACCGGGTCCCCCAGTTCAATTTCGAGGTTGTTCGTACGTCCCGCGCGGCTGGTGAGGTACCTGCCCCGCAAGACCTCGTACAAGGCGTGGCCATGATGCCGGGGACGGGTGAGTTCGCACTGTCGACGGAGCGTGTCGACTACGCGGCGTCGGGACTTACGACGAGGTCCGCGAACGTTCACTCGGCCGCGGAAGTGCCGGACCTGCAATTGTCGTTGCGCAACCTGCGGGAAGAAGCGCCGCAGGTGAAATCGAGCTCGTTGATCGTGAGCTGGTTCGGGAGCGATCTGCGCGTCGGTGAATGCGAATTGAAGCCGAAGGTCGAGCAATCAGGCGAAGACGGCGTCCAGTTTCCGTGGAAGGTTTCGAACCTGACGCGTTCGACCGCCGAGATCCTCGCACAGCAGGGAAACGGCGCGGTCTATGGGGGCACGCCGAGCGACCTGTCCGTCATGCAGGCAATCGCTGCGATGAACGACGATGGAATGGATGTGACCTTCTATCCATTTATTCTCATGGAGCAGCTTGCAGGTAACAATTTACCCGATCCCTACGGGGCCGCCGAACAGCCCGTGCTCCCGTGGCGTGGCCGGATCACGACTTCCGTTGCACCGGGCTTCGAGGGCAGCCCGGATCGTAGCGAAGCCGCATCACAGGAGGTGGCACAGTTCTTCGGAGCGGCCGCGGCGTCGGATTTCGCTTTGGATTACGACAGGCCCGATTTCGGCGACGGAAGTGCGGGTGCGATCATCCGGGCGATCGTCGCATCTGACGGTCAGCTTAGAAGTATCCCGAAAATCGTTTATTCCGGACCGGAGGAGTGGAGCTATCGGCGCTTCATTCTCCACCAAGCCTCACTGTGCGCCGCAGCCGGCGGCGTCGAAGCATTCTGCATTGGATCCGAGATGCGCGGACTCACGCAGATCCGCGGAACGGGTGACACATTTCCAGCGGTCGACCAATTGCGGGACCTTGCGGCGGAAGTCAAAAAGATACTGCCGGATGCAAAGATCGGTTATGCAGCTGATTGGTCCGAGTATTTCGGGTACCATCCGCAAGATGGCTCCGGTGATGTCTTCTTCCATCTCGATCCGCTGTGGGCCGACCCGAATATCGATTTCGTAGGCATCGACAACTACATGCCCCTGTCCGACTGGCGGGATGGGAAGTCTCATCTGGACCAGAGTTGGGGCTCCGGGCACGATATCGGATACCTTCAAGCGAACATCGAAGGCGGCGAAGGATACGACTGGTTCTATGGAAGTCCGGAAGCACGTGATGGGCAGCGTCGGACACCGATCGTTGACGATGCGCATGGGGAGGACTGGGTCTTCCGATACAAGGACATTCGCAACTGGTGGGGATCTTATCACCACGAAAGGCGGGGAGGGGGCGTGCGGATCCCGGAACCGACCGGCTGGGAGCCCGGCCTGAAACCGATCCGCTTTACCGAATATGGCTGCGCTGCCATCGACAAGGGCGCGAACCAGCCGAATGTTTTTCTCGACCCGAAGTCTTCCGAAAGCTTTCTGCCTCACTATTCGAATGGCTTGCGCGACGATGCCATGCAGATGCAATACATCCGCGCGCTGACGACCTACTGGCAACGAGCGGACAGAAATCCTGTATTTGAGCTGTACGGGAAAGAGATGCTCGATCTGAGCCATTCCTTTCTCTGGGCATGGGATGCGCGTCCTTGGCCGACGTTCCCCAATGATCAGGAAACCTGGTCCGACGGCGAAAACTATCTGACTGGACATTGGTGGTCAGGACGCTCTGCGTCGCTGCCCCTTTCGACGGTCATAGCAGAGATCTGCATTGCCGCCGGTATCTCCCGCTTCGATGTATCCGGGGTTCGCGGGATCGTTCGCGGATACGCGATGAATGACGTGCAGACTGCACGCGCCGATCTTCAACCGCTCTTGTTTGCGTATGGAGTGGAAGCAGCCGAGATCGGGGGAGAACTACGGTTCTACATGCGTGCGGATGCCAACGATATCGTCGTTCCTGGCGAGAAGCTGGTCAGAGAGGGAGAGACCCCGATTCTGGAGGAAGTCCGGTCGCCGGATCCCGAAATTGTGGGGCAGGTGCGTGTCCACCACATCGAGTCCGATGGCAGGTTCGATCTTCGCGTGGGTGAGGCCGGTCAGCTGGTGCGCAGCGGGTTCGTACAGGTCACGGATACGGAATTGCCGGTCTCGTTGACGGCTGCGGAAGGGATTGCGATTGCCGAGCGGTACTTGGCGGAATCTCGTCTTGGACGTGAAACGATCAGCCTGCGTTTGCCGCCGTCTTGGCGGAACGTGGCTGCTGGCGACCATCTCGTCATCGAAGGGCTTGAGGGACGCTGGCGCGTAGATCGTCTCGAGGAGGGATCCGCGCGACGTATCGATGCCACGCGAACGGATCCATCCGTCTTCCATCCGTCCCGACCCGCATCCGACCTGTCACGTGTCAAACCCTACAGGGCAGGCGCTCCTCTTGCGCCGATATTCATGGATCTGCCCCTACTGACCGGATCCGAGTCCCCGCACGCTCCGCATCTTGCGGTTGCTGCACGGCCATGGCCCGGGAGCGTTGCGGCGCTGTCTTCGGCCGAAGAGGCAGGGTACATTTCCGACACGATCGTGCGAGCTCCTGCGATGTTGGGTGTGAGCGAGACACTTCTCGTGCCTGCGGCTCCAGGTGTCTGGGATCGCGGTCCTGCACTCCGCGTGCGGTTTGGCAGCGGGCAGCTTTCCCGCAGGAGCGAGGCGGCGCTGCTTGCCGGCGCCAACGTTGCGGCCATCGGTCTAGGGTTCAGACCCGGATTGGGAGATTTTCCAGTTCCGGGAGGCGGTTCCAATCGCTCAAGGTCTGTGGGAGCTTTCGATGCGCCTGCGCGGACAGAGAGGAACGGAGCGTTTGGTCCCAAAGGATGGTTGGCCTATTGGCAGCCTCGTGACGATCCTCGATGGGACGGCGGAACAAGTAAATGTCGCGCCGGACACGGTGGGGCTGCCGCGCAACTATGCAATAGGGCCGGCGCGGTTCGCGATCGACCATCCCGCCTACAAGCAGATCCAAATCACGCCCCGGGGTGTCGGACTCCGTCCTTACGCACCCGCTCACCTTCGGATGATGCGCGAAGACGATGTCCATAG